GGATGACTATTTGGATGCCCCGGCTTACCAGAAGCAAGTCCTGACTGACTACCACAAGCTGCTAATGCCCGCGCATAATCGGGAATACCTGCTAGAGAATCTACCAGACGTAGTCGATGTACCAATGTCATAATAACCAACCAAGAGGATCAACCAAATGGCTACGGCTAAGACCACTGATAGTAAGCCTAAGGTCAAGCTGCGCAACTGGTCGGAGGAAACCGACAAACGCGTACGCAAGCTACTGCAAGGCATTACCCAACTGACCAAGAACCGCTCTACTTTTCGCGCTAAGCTCGACGAGATCGACATGGCGTATGCGCGCTACCTGACGGCGGCTAAGCGCAAAGACCTGCTGGGCATGGCGCAATACGGTAAGGTGAGCTGTGGGGCTATGACCCCAGTTAGCAGCCCGATCGTAATCAGCCAAGTGCAGTCGATGGTAGCCTACTGGTCCGAGGTATTCCTGAGCGGCTACCCAATCTTCCCAGTAGTGTCTACTCCTGACCTGCGCAATGAGGCTGAGGCGCTGGAAGGTATTATCCAAGACCACCTGGTAATGACCGAGTCGATCCCTGAGCTGCAACGCCTGTTCAACTACGGCGCTCGCTACAATCAGATGATCTGGGATACTGAGTGGTCGCCTATCAGCACCTACCAGCCGGCTATGGATTCGCTTGAGACGGATCCCACCATGCGTAAACTGCAGAAGCAGATTCGCCATGTGAACCGTATCATAGCCATCGACCCGCGTAACGCCCACATCGACATGCGGGTACGGCTGCCGAATAACGACAGCTACGGCGAGTTCGCAGGCTACTCCGAAGTATGGAACCGTACCCGACTGAAGGACTTCCTCAACTATCTCACGCATGAGAATAAGCTGACTACCTCAGCAGTTGTGGACAAGGCGTTGGCTAGTGAGTTCGCCTCAGACTGCTACTTTGAGCCGCCGATCCTCAGCGAGTATGATCAGGGTGATCGCTCACGTCAGCAATCTTGGGACTCCTACGGCGGCTTCACTGACGACGTGCCTACTGGTATGCGCGCGGTTAGCCGCTCTACCAGCAACACTTACCTCGTAACGAAGATGTACCTGCGCATTCTGCCCAGCGACCTTCTGATGAGCGATGTGCCGAATAAGAACACTGTGCAGACTTGGGTCTGCTATATGGTGAACAACGAGCACATCATCAGCATGGAGCCGTATTATGGCCCATATGGTCGCTTCGGTGTTGGCAGCATCTATCCGCTGGAGGACGGCCTAGAGGAGCAGACTCAGTCTTACGGTGAGATGGCAGCCCCTCTACAGGACGCCGTTACCAAACTGTTCAACATCCGTTTCCAGCAGGCGCATCGCGCATTGCAAGATCGCGCAGTATACAACCCGGCCCTTATCCGAGCCGCAGACGTGAACTCGCCGTTCATGGGTTCTAAGATTCCAGTGATCGCAGACGCCCTGACGGAATTCGATCTTAGCCGTGCGTACTATCCCATCCCCTTCAACTCGCAAGGGACTGAGACTGTACTGCAGGACGCTATGATCATCACGGATTGGCAGAAAGAGCTGTCCGGGCAGAATAACGCTACTCGTGGCCAGATGACTAAGGGCAACCGTACTCTCGGTGAGTTCTCGTCTATCATGGGCAGTGCTGAGAACCGCCTCCGTCTGCCGGCCCTGGTTATCGAAACGCGCATGATGGCTAAGATCAAGGAAGTCCTTAAACTGAACATCCTTATGTTTGGACAGGACACCGAAGTAGTCAGCCCGCGTACTGGTATCCCGCTGCAGGTTTCTATTGAGAACCTTCAGAAGGTTAACCTGCAATTCCAGTTGGCAGACGGCTATACGCCTAAGAGCAAGATGGCTAACACTGACTTCCTGATGGCGCTCATGAATATGATAAGCCAGAGTCAGGTTATGCAGCAAGCGGTTGGTATGCAGTTGCCTGCTATGCTAGCTCACTTGGCTCAGTTGGGCGGTGTTAACGGCTTCGACATCTACGCGCGTATGGCGTCCGGTGAGTACATGAAGAACATCACCATTCAGCAGGAGATCCAGGGTATGCTACAGCAGCTAGTAGGACAGCAGGCTGGAGCGCAAGGAGGTGAGCAATAATGGCTACTAATAGTAAGGGGCTACTGATAGGGTTCCACGGGCCATTCGGCAGCGGTAAAGATACTCTGGCCAAGGCTATCCTCAAGGCGGCTTTCCTGCCTGATACTTGCCGGCTAAAGTTTGCTGACCCCCTGTACCATATGGCAGCTACGGTAGACCCAGCTTTCCACCGGGATATGACCCACGCTGAGAAGAATGCCTATGTGCTGGATGATCCAGCACTGGGTACTCGGCGTAACTTCCTGGAGAAGCTAGGTACTGAGTTTGGGCGGGACTGCATTGCTTCTGATATTTGGCTGCGTCTAATGGCGCATCGTATCCGGGCCTTGCGCCGGGAGAACCCGATCATGGTAGTAAGCGATGTGCGCTTCGAGAACGAAGCCGCTATGCTGCGGGACATGGGCGGTATTATCTTCCACCTTAAGCCTACTTGGCCGTCAGAAGCTGAGCAGTCTAGCCATAGCTCTACTAAGCCCTTGGCTATTCACCCGGACGATCATACCATCCAGCTACACTACGGTCAGATAGCAGCCGCGCTTGAGCAGATTTTTAAGGCCTGCGGTCTAATATCAGACCTCCCAGTAACCCCAACGGTGGAGATTCGTCGTTAGTGCCGTAGGCTGCCTTGATACGGGATAGCAGCCAAGCAGCGTATAGCGGCAAGCCCAAGCCTGCCTAGCAGGCGAGGGCTGGTGCGTAGCTCGCGCAGTGCTGCTCAGGCTCCCGTGTCAAGCGCCACTAACGATCTAATCGGACTAACCCAAGGACTCAAAAGATGACTCCCTTTATTCCATACAACGAAGTGCGTGTTACCGATCCTGTGCAGGATATGCGTAACTGTATTGCAGCCGGGCGGGAGCTTAGTAACAGCCCGCATCTTATGCAGTACCTGGTAGCAGAGCGTGACACGCTACTCTACAACCTCAGCCATCTGCAAGTGCAGTCTGAGGATGATCGAGCAATCGCTATTGCAGTGAACACTGTAAATAAGCAGTTGTACTTGTTGGAGAAGATCTACAATCTTGTCTACAAGCTCCCACAGGCTGAGCAAGAGCTGGCCGAATACCTCAACCATCAATCTGAAATGCAGGGGCAATAATCATGTTTGGTTTTCTGAATCGCGGTAATCAGCAATCTTCGCAACAGCAGACTAATCAGCAGCGCGCTGATCAAGCTACCAATACCCCGGTCAACGCGGATCCTAACGGCAACCCGGTAGCCGGCCAGCAGCAGCAACAGCAGCAACAGCAGCAACAGACTAAGCCCCTCAGCGGGCTTGACTTGTTGGCGCATCTCACGCATAATAGTCAGAACCGCCAACAGCAGGCGGCCCCTGCTCTTATGCTTGACCAGACTAAACTGGCAAGCGTAGCCAAATCCTACGACTTTACCAAGTCTATCCCCCAAGAAGTTCTGGCCAACCTCGACCCCAATATGACGGCTGCTCTTATGCCGCTGCTTAACGCAGTAGGCCAGGCCGCGTATCAGCAAAGTCTGCAAGATGCTGCCGCAGTAACTGGCGGCTATCTGGACACTCGTATGCAATACGAGCAGCAGCAACTAGGCCAACAACTTCGTACTGGCATGGTCAGCTCTAATCTGACTAAAGTCAGTAACATGCACCCAATGGCACAAAACATGTTCCGCAGCTTAGCAGAACAGTTGGCTGTCGCTTATCCCGATGCTACAACCGCAGAAATCGAGTCGCGTGCTCTGGAAGCCCTGGCAGAATTGGGCAGTCAGTTTGCACCTGCGACTGTGAATCCTGAGCCGCCCAAGCCGGCTACTACGCAGTCTTGGGATGAGTTTGGTGGCTTTGCAAATCCCTCTGATAAATCTTCGTAATTAGGAGGCTCTATGAGCATCTATGCAGGTATCTTTAACGCTACGCTGAACCCGGCGGAGCTGAACATGAAGTCTCTGGCTTCTACTATCATGCGTTACCGTCCGAATGGTAGCGCCCCGCTGTTCGCCATGACTGCCGTAACCGGTAAGACCAAGGCTAAGGCCGTCAACCACGGCTACTTCTCCAAGGTTATGGTGTTCTCGAAATGCGCTGCTACTGCTGCCGCGCTCGCGGCTGCCGGCACTATTACCGTAGACGACACCTCCGGGTTCGTGAAGGGCATGGTTCTGCTGAACACCCGCACCGACGAAAACATGCGCGTACTGGCAGTGAACAGTGCTACTGAGCTTGCCGTTACTCGCCAGTTCGGTCGGTTGGCCGCTGCCGACGTTACTACTGGGGACGTGTTCGTCTGCGTTGGTAATGCTCATGAGCAAGGCTCGCCGCGTCCAACCTCGCGTAGTATCCAAGCGGTGTACATCGAAAACTACACCCAGATCATTCGTAACGCCTGGGCGCTGACTGATACCGCTCGTGCCTCCTACGCCGAAGCCGGTTACAGTAACATCGCCGAGACGAAGCGCGACTGCATGGACTTCCATTCTATGGATATCGAGCAGGCTATGATCTTCGGCCAGAAGTACATGGGCATGTACGAAAGCAAGCCCATTCATGCTACTGGTGGCATCATGGATACCGTACGCCAGTATGCTCCGGGTAACGTGGACGCGGCTCCGGCAACTACCTCCTACGATGACATCGTGGATATGGTACTGCCGATGTTCTCGCAAAGCGCTGACGTAGGCGACCCGAACTCCCGCGTAGTGTTCTGTGATACTACCGCCATGCGTACCTTCCAGGACATCGGCCGCGAATACGGCGAGGTCAGTATGACCATGGATCAGAGCGGCTACGGTATGCGCTTCGGTCGCTTCGACTTCTTCAAAGGTACTCTGTACCTGAAGGAGCACCCGATGTTCTCGGCAATGGGTCTGCCGCCGGGCCTGGCTCTGGTAGTAGACGTGCCGGCTGTTAAGCTGGCTTATCTGGATGGCCGTGAGAGCATTCAGGAGAACTACACTCCTGCTAGCGGTGGTTCCAACGAAGCCGGCAACGGCGTAGACGCCCAGGGCGGTAGCATTACTGCTGAGTTTGCAGTAGAGCTGCTCAACCCGCAGGGTTGCGGTATCATCACCAACCTGGTAGCAGCCAAGAAGAAGGTCTACCACACTACTGTAGTGTAAGCTACCAACCAAAGCCCTTCGTATCCTTCGGTATGCGAAGGGCTTTTTAGTATCTGAGATAGAGGAAATCATCATGGCTAACGCCTTTAACAAACAGCTCAATAAAGCTACCAACGAGCAGAAGGCTTCTGAGCAGATTGCTCCGGATAAAGCCGCCCTGCTTGCAAATCTGGACGAGGCTCTTAACAAGGCAGCGCCTACTGCAACCACTCCGCCCGCACGCGCAGGCATTCAATCTAGCGGTCATGGGCAGGCTAACCGCCCAGTCAGCAATGGCATGGCTGCTCCTGGCTACTACAGTCAGCGTAAAGGCAAAGTAGCCGGTGTTGTGGCTCAGCAGCTTGGCGGCCGTTACTTCTTCCCAACCACTGTTACTGGCGAGCTGAAGGAGCAGTTGGATGCTCTTGTGGCTGCTGGTATTTACCAGCTTGTAACCAAGGAGTAATAGCATGGCGACTGTTCAGGAAACTGTCGATGACGCGATCAGCATAACTGGCCGTGTCGAGCAACGCGATCTGGCAGTCTCCGAACTGTCTCGCGTAATCTACGAGGTGACCTCCAAGTTTGATTTTCCTCAGGATCTTGAGGAGGATTATCATATGCTCTCGTCAGGCGGAGAGTTGGTGACTGGAGGTTTTGAAGCGTTTATACCGGAGGGCT